CCAGCTTGCGTCATACCTAGAAACTTTACCTGTGTTCCTGTGCAACCGTTATATTCGCATGGAAAATTGTCTTTGTTAAAGTCCTTGTTTTTCATTATGTCCATTGTTTACGCCTCCTCAATCCCTAACATTAATTCTAATTGAAATACATTTTTCCCAATCATATCCGTCAACTATTTTATTTGCTTTTTCTTCTATCTGTTCATCAGTCCATCCCTCACCGATAGGAAATTTACCACAATCAATTAAATCTTCAACTATTTCTTCGTAATCCTCTGACTTAAAATATATTCTTTTATCATTGCACCAATATTCGTCTAAGTTAGCCTTGCCCCAACATCCCATTACTTGCCCGTAATCTTCACACCCTAAATCAGTATCCACCATCGGTACAATCTCGATTTCTGGATTACATTTAATTAGTTCTAACAGTTCTTTTGTATCTTCCTGCTGTCCCATTGTTTACGCCTCCAATATTTAATTTTTCCCTACATCCCATTTAAAATAATGTCGATTTATTCCTTCTTTTTAAAAATATATATCTAATTACTTTATAATGCAAGCATTATTTTTATATTTCGACAGTATATTTACTTCTTTTGTATTTGTTTTGCAGAATTGGGCATAAAAAAAGAAGTTCCCTTGTGGAAACTTCTTTTTGCGAGATTTTGATATAATAATATATTTACAGTCCGTAAGTGGTATTTTACACTACTGCTTTTTCTTCGTCAAGAATATTAATGAACATATATTTAATTTCACCATGCCTATCTATCATTCAACTTTCAACTCCTTACCGCACACATATCATCATTTATGTTTTCCATTATACCTTCACAAAATATACATTCTCCACCTATCATTCGTCAACCCTCCATCATTTCAAGAACACACATTCATTTACCGATACATTCATAGATTTCCCATCTATGACACCACCAACGGTTACAGCATCGCCATTCTTCAAATTCTCAATTTTCTGTATTTCGTCAGCTTCCTTAAAAAAGCATTGTACCGAACAAATAGAATATTCTTTATGTGATTCCAGAGTAATAAATGTTTGTCCCAGCATTTCCCCAATACTATCAACTTTTCCTGTTACTCTTGCCAACTTTCCTTTGTATAGTCGGTTTGCTTTAATCTCATTATCGTCAAATGCTTTTGATAGCACCTTCGCATCGACTCGTATTGCTTTAACGTCTTCTTTTGCTTCTTTTGTCGCTTCTACCTTCGATTTTACTGCCTTATCTTGCTTTGATGTTGCTGTTGTTTCTGTGCACCCTACTGATAGTAAAACTAAAAAAGTCATTACTATTGCTATTACTGCTGTTGTAACTAAGAATACATTAAATCCTATTTTCATTTGTTTTTCCTCTTTTCTTTTATTTTTTCTATGTATTACCACGGCAATTCCTTACACTTGAATCCAGCAGCTTTTTTATGTCCACCACCACCGTATTCAGTCGCTATTTCTCCGACATTTATATCGTCATTTTTTGTGTATAATGATATTTTCCATTCGCGTGTTTTACCGTCATAGCTAAAAGGTATCATGATATCATATTCTTCTTCTATGCTGTCAAACAACTGAGATGATACACACCCAGCATTACAGCACACTGCTATGTACCCTTCAAATTTTACAAAAAATGCTAGTGATTTTACAAGACTTCTATAATAATCATTGCGATATTGTAAAGCAACTGCACCTTTCATTAATTCATTACCCATATCATACGTACCATTATCACCAAACCATATAGACCACATATCGCTTTCAACTCTTGTATCTTGTAATCTTATGCCTGTTTGAAGCTTATTTGTGTCATCTCCATATGCGAATTTCCATACGTCGTAGTCCCCTAGCAACTTAATTACTTTTGGAGTTTTAATGTCTGGATAATAATATTCCCAACATAGCTCACACGCTGCCGTTCCGTCTCTTCTTATTCCATCTAACCGTAAATATTCATACTTTTCAATAGCTGTTATGTGGTGGTCAAGCCAACATATATTATTTGTAATTTTCAGCAATTCATTAAAATCACAAGAACAATCAACTAATATAACCCATTCATTTTGTTTAATTGTGTTAAATGGAAATTCATCATAGAAATATGGTATATATTCACATTCATCACCATACATCTTTTTTACAATCGCACCCGAACACTTTCCGTCCATGTCAGCTCCATGATAAAAACATTTCATTTGTTTTTCCTCTTTTCTTTTATTTTATTAGCATATGTTATTTCTTCTTAAATAATCTAGAAGTCCTTCTCTGTTTTTTATAATAATCTGCGAATCCTCCTTCACAACATGATCTGTTTCTTTTAATATTTTCGCGCATTTTGCAATTATTTTATACTCTATTCCTAACTCTTTCGCTGCCATATATATCGATGTACCATTATGTCTATCTTTTAACATATATTTAACGTATACGTTAAATGCTTTCGGAACTTCAATGTTCTCTATTTTTCTCATGCCGTATATTAAGTTTTCCCATTCCCTTATACTTTTATTAGAATCTGAATACAACGCTAACGACGCTACATCTATAATCTTTACACTAGTTTCATGTCTATGTATAACCTTTTCTTTTACAAGTCTTTCGACCACTAGTCCAAGTGTCTTTTTGTCATACATTATGTTGTCTTTTAAGAATCTTTCTCTTCCGGCACACTTTCTATCTTTTAAAAAAGTCTCTAGTAGAAAAGTTGAATATTTTTGACTGACTTCTTCAAAATACGTCTTTATTATCTTTTTTTGTTCTTTTATTTTTTTCACGCTCGTATCTAGTACTTTGTTCAATTCTTCTGCGGATTTAAAATTATACTTGTCAGTATCACTTTCAATTTCTTTCAGAGACAATGTAACTACATAATCTAAATCTGTAGGTAACCTTTCTATTTTTTCAAGTATTAACCCTTCAAAATTTTCTATTGAATACATCTTTTCTGATTTATTATTAATTCCAAAATTATCAATTTCATCACAATCGCTTACATCAATGCTTTGTATATCATAATTCACTAATAAATCATTTTTTTCACCAAGAATTTTTATTAATTCTATTCTTGCTTCGAAATATTTTTTAAGTTTAACCCCTGATATGATTCTATCTGTTTTAATGTTTTCGTAATACATATTACTAGTCACAACCTCCCCTGCTTTCTTTATAACTTCCTTTTCGCTTAATAATCGTTCCTTTGTTTTCACTAATCTATTTATTGACATATTTTTTTCTTTCCTGTCTTCCTGTAATATCCTGCTTACGTTATCACCATCTTTAGATAGCCCTTCATCAATCATTTCTGCTGTTTCGTTTTCTTTATTGTTACAATATCTCATTTGTTTTTCCTCTTTTCTTTTATTTTACATATTATTTATTAGATACATTCCATAATACAATTTTAAACTCTTTAACGCCCTTTCAAATGCTTCTAGGTTTTCAGTCTCATTTTCTGATTTCGCATAGTGAGCGCTTATACCTGTTTCCTTATGCACTAATAACTTATCTTTAGTGTTTATTAGTAACTCAGATGTATCAAACGGTGTTTTATTGTCAGTCATTTTTAAAAGCTTTCTCCAGTTTCTAAACCTTTTTTCTTTTATTTTATTTTATATTTTCATGATTTGGTATCTCCATTTTCATAAAGACTATCATAATCCTCATCACTATACTCTCTTTCCCATTCTTCTTTTACTTTCCCTTCGCTTACATCACTTTCTGGTATTACATAACTGTCCATAACTGCATTTTTAAAGAACCCTGCTACTGTTTTCTTTTTAGTTCCGCTAAACTTGTCCCAGTTGTCAATATACTTATTTATTTCTGTCTCTCCTCTCTTCTGTATCATTTCTTCAATAGCTTTCTTCGAAACCGCTACACCGATTTTGTTTTTGATCCTGTCGTAAAAACTAGTTATGGTAAAAATATCAACAACAACATTTGTTTCGTTTTTGTCGGTTGTTGTATTATATCTTGTAGAAGAATTATATCTTAAAGAAGAATCTTTGTTCCGGATTTTTTTCCGTACCCCTTCCGGATTTTTTTCCGTACCCCCTACGGATTTTTTTCCGTACCCCACACTGAAACTATCTGATACCAACGAATAGAAGTTTTCTCCAAATGCAAAATATGAATATGTACCATTCTTCTTTTCAGTGTGATGAATTAATACTTTTGCATCACATAAATTTGTGAACTTTCTATATAAAGTATCTTTTTTTAACTTTCTTTCTAGCAAGTTACCTTTTTTGTCTCTTTTAACAGGTGCTAACATTGGAAGTTCTTCACATACTGTTTTATAGTTAATCCAGTAGTATCTATTCTTGTCTATATCCAAATAATCCATCTTTCCAGTATGACTAAAATCAACAAACCATCTAAGTAAAAATAAATCATCATTATTTAATCCCAATTTTAAAGCGTTTTCTTGACTATATCCATTAGAAGTATATTTCATAAAGAACCACCTTTTCTATATTTATTTTTATCAGAAGTATGTTCCATATTTATAATCACCTTAACCCTCACAAAACTTGTCGTATTTCTTCGATATAACCATGATAGCATATTAATGTTAATTTGACAACAAGAAAAAAATATAGTAAAATATATATAGAAGTTAATTAATGTTTAAGGGGTTGGGCATATGAAAAAAATACTAGTTGCTGTTAGAATGACTGAAAAATTACATAATAAATTAAAGACAAAAGCATGCGAAAAAGGAATATCTATAAATTCATTAGCACTTGACAAAATTGAGAAAGGAGTTGACGAAGAAAAAGAAGATCTTGAAAAAAGAATTAAATTATTAGAAAGATGTATATTTAAAGAAGCTTTTGAAAAGAAAGATTAAAAAAGGACATAAAAAAAGTTTCTGCAACGAACAGAAACTTTTTTAGGAATTCTCACAAAAACGCGGTAAAACGTCAAGGAGCTATATATTAACTATACACTCCTTGACAAAAATAGGCAAGACAAATTAAATCAAGGGGGAAATATAATTATGAACACTCAAAATGCTACACAGAAATACACAGACAGTCAAAATTCACTATTCATAATAATAAACATAATTTTACTTGGTCTTATCACTTGGGCTGGAACAGATATGACAATTAACTTTTACGGCGGTATGGGAACTGGAAATGTTAAAGCAGATAATATCATTTTTGGTCTTGTTAATGACTGCTGCAAAATCTTCTTTCCTGTTCTAATTGGAATTGCAATTGAAAAAAAGAAATATATGCACACTGCTGTTTTAGTGGCTGTTATTGGTATGACTATATATATATCTTACAATGCAAGTCAAGGTCAAGACTTGAACACTTCCAACAAGCAAATACTTTCCAGTAGTCAGAAAGATAGCATAATTGAAAACAAAAAAGAAAAACAGGCTGAACTTAAAAAACTCGAGGCGAAGGAAAAATCATTAGTAGGACCTATACAAGCAGAAATTAAATCAAAGCCGGCTAATTATATCACTGCAAAAGCTAACTTACGTAAGGATATAGTTGTTATAGTGAATAGATACAGCGCACTATCAAAGCCAATACAGAAGCAAATAGACACATACACAACAAAAATACAGAACTATAAAGTTGATACAACATTAACAACCGAGGGCTTCCACTCTCTTTCAAAATTCACAGGTGTTGAAGTTGGCGAATTGACAAAACAAAAAAACATGGCAGTTGAAATTTTAAGCCTGATCTTGTCTTTTAACCTTGGATTACTTCTTGGAAAATCTAATACTGATTTATTCAAGTTGGCAAAAAAAGGTTACAGTAAGTTAAAAGATGGTATGAAAAAAGAGGAAGTCATTGACACTGCACAAGAGACAATTGATATACTTCATTCTCCACCTAATAAACCAGCTGCAGAAACTGCAAAAATAATAGATATGCTGAAACTTCAATTTTCAGATGAACAAATAAATGAATATATAACTTATATGTTTTCACCTTTTGAAAATGGAGAAAATCCAATTCAAAAAAGATCACCAGGTACCGGAAAATTTGAAACAAATACCAGCTTATCGAATAAACAAATTAAGGGAATAAGATACATACTAGAATTATCCAATGTAGTTAGAGTTAATGATAATTTCACTACTGTTTTAATGAGCAAAAACGATGCTTTTAAGACAGTAAATATGTAAAGCTGGACTATTTGAAGTCACCTGCGTCCAGCTCTGGATTTAGCTATAAAAGATAAACCAAAAAGGAGAATAAAAAAATGATTAAATCGTTTTTATTATCAGTTGGCTTTATAGGAATTTTAGTTGTTTTAAGTACGATGGTATAACTTAACATGAGAATTTGAATGTGATAGGGAATAGGGCAATAAATCGCAAAGGGGATATGATATGTTTGAAGGAAGCAAAGTAAGACCAAATAGACCAAAAGATAAAAAAATAATAAAATTAACACCTGCACAGCGAATTAATATACTGAAGGAAACAGGGTTTTTGAAGATAAAGAATAAAAATAAGAGAGTGGAGGAATATTATGAATAAAGGCGGTTTTTCATTGGCAAGGTTTCTGGGAATATCAGCAGCAAAATCAAAAGTTTCTAGGAAAATAGGGATTCCACTTACAAAGAGTGGACGAGAGAGGAAAGTTGGTGCAGCTGTAATTAAGGGATTAAAGGGGGTTTTTAAATAATGTATGTAAAAGACGGCTCTAAATACGCAAAGGTAATAGATAAAATAAACATGGCAGTGAAGTGGGGGAGCAAAGCCGATGCAACACCAATCAAATCGTCAGCATACGCAGAAAACATAATCAGAAAACATAGGAAGGGGAAAATCGTGAATGAATAGGGCTGAAAAGCCCTTTTTCTTTGCCTGAAAAATAAATAAAAATACTTTGTAGGTTTGTGTTGACATTGTGAGTACAAAGATATATAATGAATATAGAAAGTTAAACACAAACAAATTTGAGGGGGAAATAAATTATGAAAACAAGAATTATCGAAGCAATTAAAGGAAATGAAAAGGCAATGAAAAGAATAAATAAAGCAATCGATGGAACTAGAGAAATGAAAGATGGATACTTAGATACAACGGCTGTAATAGTTGGGGATAAATTTGAAATAACTTTTGAAGAAATGCAAGAAGTAAATCACTGGGCTTTAATTGCTGAATGTATAGTTGAAATCGTAAAAGAAGGGCTAGTTAGCTGCTTAGAGTGCGAAAACTGGAACATCTGCAAACAATACACAAAAGAAGAAAAGCAATGTAATAAATTTACACAGGATTAAATAATTGAGAGGTTGGTATGTTGTATGTACTTAAAAAGCTATGGAAGGGCTTTAAAGATGGGGGCAACAGATAAAACAGGAAATACAAGGCAGCTAGATATTGAAAAAGAGGTGATTTTACAAGAAAAGTTTAATTTTTTAAATATACCTTTTAGAGTTAATTCTGATGGTTGCCTGTGTGTGGTGACTGATGGCGAAATAAATGATAGTAGGGTAAAAATAACAATCGATGGTGAAATGTTTAATATATCAAATTATAATAGTTATTTATTCGGCTATAGTGAGGCTAATAAAATAAAAAAAGCGTTTGAAAATAAAGGTATAGAAAGCAGTATAGAAAGATTTGGAGGTAGGAATTCATGAAAAAATATTGCACGCAGCAAGATGGTGATTGTTCAAACTGTAACCTATCAAGCTACGGAAAAGATTGTAGGGGAATGCCGATAATAACTCGAAGTGTACATATAAATGTAAGAGTTACAGAAGAACTAAAAAATAAAATGGCGTACTTAACTAAATTTTACAAAATTAGTCAAGCGGATTTGATTGAAATGTTGATAGACAAGGAACATGACGGTTTATATTAAAGAACAGGAGTGATAAAAAATGAAAAAACGCAAAGACAAATGTCTGTATTGCAGTAGCAGGGCATGTTATACAAGAATAGTAAGGTTAGAAACGCCTGAATATGACGAGGTAGCTTGTCCTCGTCATGTGCTTGACTTAGAAAGGCACTCAGACACAAAGCTCGGTACAAAAAACGGTATAATGAGGTGTCACATATCAGGATGTTCAAAACAAACAAGAGGCGAAATGTTAAGTGGAATAACAGACTAAGAGAAATAAAAAGAGCCAATAACCAGGCTCTTTTTATTGGTTGGTCACCTAAACATTTACATTCAAATTTTTAACCCAAATCCTGTTTGATTTTTTCTTCTACATTTTGAAGTATTGCACCAAGCGTACCATAATCAACGTTTTCTGTAGCTCCATGTAAATGATCTGTATAACCTTTATCGTGCAGCCACTTTGCCATTCTTACTTTCCACTCTGGTACTTCTTTAACTTCCACAATAGAATTCCTCCTTAAATCATACATTTTAACTACATTTTTAAGCACAACATCTGTGTATTTATCAACAAAATCATCATCCTTCAAGACCTTTACATCACTTTTATTGTCAATGAAAAATGGTTCTAAAATAAGCATCTTTGAACTGCCATTTCTATGTAACCCATAATAGTCCGCGTTTTTATGACTGTTATACTTATCAAATACGCGCCGTAATGGTAATTCAAATGTATTGCTTATAGAACTTCCAAGTAAATTAGCAAGAGCTGTGATGTGATTTGAAGCATGAATTGACTTTATGATTTCTGTTCCCGATGCTTTACCGTCATAAGCATTGAAATGGAAAGAAAAACCTAAATCAATAGCTTTTGATTTGATGAACATGCATCTATCGTCAAGATCAAAAGTTATGTCACTGGTTCTTGTTTCGATTACTTCAACATTTCGGTACTGTTTTAATTTTTCAGTGAACATCAAAGAGCATTTTAAATTTAAAATCTTTTCAGTGTAGCCGTTAGCTGTAGCACCGCCGTCAGAGCCTCCGTGCCCTGCATCATTTAGTATTCTCACTTAAAACACCTCATTTCTGATTTCTTTTAGCACTTAAAATTCCATGCCCATTTCCAAATACATATCCCAAGCTACCTGTAATCATTCCAACGACCGCTTCACCTTCTACTACCTTTGCAATACCCAATACAACCGCCGAAACTATCACTAAAATACATACAACCAGCTTTGTTAATTCGCCCATGCTTATATTTTGCATCGTTCCAAACCTCCATGTAATTTATATTTCTTACTCCTTGATTTTTAAATATTCTTCAATTATTTCCAGTCTTTTCAGAACGTCTGCAATATCTATAGATTTCAAGTCGATTAATTTTAGTGCATCAATAGCAATTTTTATATCTGTTTTTAGTGATGGCTGTTCAATTGGATTATTGATTCTATAAATATTATCATCAGCAAAAGTATTGGCTTCTTCTTCAGACATTGCTTTAAATCCATCCATTTGCGGATTATGTTCTTGTATAATTATTTTTTTCCCATTGTTTATGATTTTGTAACCAAACCCATTATTTATTTTATATACTACTTTTTTCATAACTCACCTCAAATTATATTAATTGCCTGAATATTGAATTTGTTTTAATGCCAGCCCCATTATTAGATCCAGCTATATATATATATATCCCATCGGTAAAAAATATATTGTTTGTGCTACCTAATAACAGCGGTGCAGGTATAATTTTTAAAGGAATATTATTCACACTATCATAGACAATGAAGAAACTTCCATTTGTGTACCTAGCTAGAATAACGACATATGTTTTTGTACTGTTTCCAGCGCATATATCAAACGTTAAATTCGAATTACCCGTAATTTCCTTAGTTACCGTATCTGATGTGTATGTATCAAATTGGGACAAATTAGCTGTTGCAACTGTACCAATTAAAAGCTTAGTCCCATTAAAAACAGCAATACTGCCAACGGTCTGAGTTGTGGCTACTCTAGATTCTGTTGTATAGTCTGTTTTTAGGAAATAGTGTAGATAGTTTGTCCCGTTATCCTCGTAGCATAATACTATTCTATTATTGGTAGCATCAAATCCACACCCTACATCGTGTGTGTCTGTGGTTAGTGATGTACCGGCATATGCTGAACCTAGCGCCGACCAGGAGTTACCCGAAATAGAATATTGTTTGATATGAATCGCATCGGATACACGATAAATATAGTGTATCACATTGGAATCGTTATCGTCTGCCAGTAGACCCCATAATGTATTTACAGTGCTTCCCATTGTGGCTAACGCCGTTATCGCGCCAGTCGCTAGATTGACTTTTTGAAAAGTCTGCATGTCTGTCTGAAACGAATAAAGATATCCACTTACAACACAGCAACCTTTGTAAACTTCAGCTATCTGATTAGTTGTAGCATCACAAACATAATCCCAGGTTTGCTGTTTTATATATTCTAACGAACCAGCCGAATTTATGCCCAATACTTCCCTTACGCTACCTTTTGCCTTTCTTGCTAGCGTATTGGCAGAACTAGCATATAATATATCACTAGTTGTAGTTAGAACGCTAGTTGCACTATTTTGGAATTCATTAGCCGTTGCTCCTGCGTTTGTGCCTAACTGTTGGTAGGCTGTGCCTATTCCTTCGGGTAGATTTGGGTTTATTACTATAAAGTCAGTACCATCATAGATCAGCGTATAAATTCCAGTTGCCGTCAAATCGCCAGTGATTAGCGCAACTTTACCGGCTACAGTACGCTTTTTTATGTCTTTTGCTCCTAAACTGTTTATATTTAATGTTGCTGCTCCTGTGTTTGCTGCGTCGATTGCTAAGTTTATTATTAATCCTGTATTATAACTGCCTAAAACCGGGGAAAAAGTTAATACATAGGTATCATTTCCCGTCGCATTAAGCCCGTAAATGTGCGTCCCTAGATGTGCTCTTTCAATTCCACCCTCGATTTTATCAAGATTTGTCTCATTGATTGCAGGTGTCGTGCCTATGTTCCAGTCTGTTTTCGTGTACAATATTATCCCCTCACAATCGTGTCAATGCGTGTAAATTGCAATTCCTCGCTATTTGATTTCACTCTATGCCATAAAATACGACTGACTAATGTTCCGCTGTCTGCTGCTGCGCTTGCTGCTGCTCCTGCAAATAATCCTATTTCTTCAATCGTTGCTACTGCTTCGGAATCTAAAACTACAGCTAGACTCGTCAATTCTCCTGTACCAGTTTTTGTAATATCTGTCAATGCAACTCTAAACACTTCCGTTCCAAGTGCTGCGTCTGTGTCTGTAATCGCTGTGCTGTCTGTTCCAAGTGCTAGGTATTTGATTTCCAGGTCGGTTGCTGTGCCTTGAAGGACTTTTAGGAGTTCATCAAGGGTATTGTCCATAAGTCTATTTTTTATTTCTTCTTCATAGGATGTTCCATTTAATTTATTTATTGTTTTTATTCTATATTTGCCTGTATGCCCAAATTCATTATTTAAAATATTAAGCTTTTTAGTCACTCAAATCGACCTCCTCTGACAATGTTCCTGGATAAAGTGTTTCAGACGGATAAAGAGTTTCAGACGGGTACAAAGCATCATAAATTTTAATATTCAAATCGCCTGTTACGCCGTGATTTTCTGCTTGATTATTGAGTATAATCAAAGTTTCATTATCCTCGATTGAGTACTCCTGGTTACCTTTAATTAATACCTTAAAGTATTCCTCCCAGCCTCCAACTGCAACGCCGTTCAAGGCTTTTACACTGTAAACGGTCGAACCGCTATCCGCGCCAGAAATACTTATAGACTCAATCAAATAGCTTTCGTCGATTCCATACAATGTTTTTACAACAGGAAGTAATTGACCAGCTTCCAAGCCTGAAACTTCTGTCTCAAATGATATGTTTCCTGAAATATCGCCATAACTATTTAGTAGCCCATCGGTAAACTCCTTTGCCTGTTCTACTGTAGTTATAGACTTTTCAGTTACAATACTTTCATAGGACCCACGCAAATCAACTTCGGCTGAATTTTCAGTCTTGATAAATAGATTTCTCAATCCTGTATAAGTGCATCGAATTGCATCGGCAGCGACTAGAACAGACTCGCCTGTATCTTGTGTCAAGATTTGGCTATTATATGACCAGTACCATTTTTTACCTGTGTTAATGCCATTTACTCCAACATCTGCGCTAGCAATAGCGTTCCAACCAGCAGAATTTAAATTGATTTCGATTGTAGGTTCTAATGCAATAGCAAATCTAGTTGTAAAGTTCCTTGAAACTCCATCAGGTGCAGCCGTTAGTGTTTCCTCGCTCTGTACAGCTGTAACACCTTTTCCACCTCGCATATATTGGATATTCCTATATTCATCCATTTTGTTTTCGCGCTTGAAATTACTATGTTGAACTGTATTATTGAGAGTCCATGGCGCTGCATTATCAGACCTTGCAAAAAACTGTAATTTCTTGTCATTGTCAATATTCCAGTTATATCCTGTTACTTTTTTGATATAATCTAGTGCCTGTGAGCATGAAATGTAGTTGAATTTTGCTATCGATAAAGTTGGACCTGTTGCAATTGTTCCAGCTGTTACACCTTCGCCGCCTAAACGCTCTGTAATTAAGTCGTTGACTATATATGCTGCTGTTTTTGCCGTATAAACTTTTGTTATGAAAACTCTATCGGCTATAGCAGAATTATCTACAATAGTCAGATCGTAAAATAAATAATTTGGAATTGATTCCACTTCAAAATATTTTAGAATTACACCAGAAAAAATTAAATCAATACCGTCATACATTTCAAAGGTAGCTCCACCGCTTAAAACAGCGCTTTGCAAAGCTATTATTCTAATTCCGCTCATCGTTGACCGTGTGTTTATTTTGTCTGAAATACCCCAACCTGGTGCAAGCCAAACCTCTTCTGAATCTACAAAATAAGTCCTCGCCATTAAACAGCACCTACTAACTTTAAGTGATTAACAATTAATTCGCCTAATTTGTCAGCATCACGATCATTGAAAAGAACAGGATTATTGATGTTTATGACCATTCCTGTCTTGTTTAGCGGTGTAACCCTCGCACCCTTCATTCCGCTTAAAATTTCAGCACCATTTTCACCTACTAAAACACTACCATCCGACCTGATATTTCCACCTTTTGCAAGCCTTGGAATTTGTGGAATATGTGGAAATCCTATGTCATAACCGCCAAACTTTCCCATCCCTGGAACTTCTACGGCTGGAACACTAATTTTTATTGAATTTATATGACTAATCAGACCATTAACAATACCTACGACAGCATTTACGCCCGTTTTGAATGCACTTTTTATACCGCCCCAAATACCTGTAACTACTTTTGCAATACCACCCCAAGCAGTATCTAGTGCGCTTTTTACTTTACTAAAAACGCCGCCTAAAGTATCTTTTAGCCAGGTGTAATATGGTAGGATTGCTTTTTTAATATTACTCCAAATAGTACTTATTTTAGTCTTTATTAAGTCCAGCGCGGTTGTAAATGCTGCTTTAACAACATCCCAAATCAAGGAAAATGTATCTCTTAGCCAATTATAATAAAGCAAAATTGTGCCTTTAATGGATTGCCATTTATTACTAATGGTAGTTTTTATGGCGTCTAGTGCGGTTATAAACGCAGTGCTTACAACATCCCATATTTTTGAAAATGTATTTTTAAGCCAATTATAATAAAGCAAAACTACACCCTTAATACCTTGCCAAGTTGTACTAATAAAATCTTTTATTGCCGTTAATGCTATGTCAAAAGCTTCACTTACAACATTCCAAATAGCACTTAAAGTATTCTTTAGCCAGTTGTAATAAGGCATAATAACATTTTTAATATCACGCCAGATAGCTTTAATTATTAGTAAAGTAAGCCCTAAAGCTACTCCAAAAATTTCATACATAACACTAAATATTTTACTGAGTACATTTTTAATCCAATTATAAATAGGCATTATTACAGCCTTTATAGCTTGAAACTTATTACTAATATAAGTTTTTATAATATCTAGTGCAGTTATAAACGCAGCACTTACAACGTCCCATATTTTAGATAAAACATCTTTAAACCAATTATAAACAGGCATTATTATAACATCTTTTATATATGTCCAGGTACTTTGCAAGAATTCCATAATTGCATTTATTGAAACCTCAAAAGCTGCCTTTATTGCATCCCACATACCTAATAAAAACGCGCTAACAGTATCCCAATTTTTATATAATAGCCAACCAGCAGCAACTAATAATCCTATTGCTACTGCTATTAATGTTATAGGAGATAAAACAACAGACATTACAGCACCAAACGCAGTAGCTACCACAGTAGCTGCAGCTGTCACTGCTGTCCATATACCTATTGCAATACCTACTGC